GGATGCAACGGTGAATCAACACATCAAAGAAATAAGGACTCTTGGCAAAGAATACAAAATTTCGAATAAAGGAAACTCAAAATCGGCATCATCGGCATCATCGGCATCATCGGTATCATCCGCATCATCGGCATCATCGGTATCATCCGCATCATCCGCATCATCGGTATCATCCGCATCATCCGCATCATCGGTATCATCCGCATCATCAAGCAATACTGGTTCCTCGCTAAGTGTTGGTGATGTTTCCATTGTCGATGACGAGAAACGCAGCACATGACGGAACCAATTCTCCTGAAATAGCGGCTGACAATATGGACATCATAATAACTTCATTTTATGTGATAGTTTGAATGAGAATAATGCTACTTATTACCAAGCAAAATATAACCTTTCTTATATATAGAAAACTATGTTGGCCAAATACTTCTCATTCCCTTTTTTCATTGTGAGTTTAGCAATAGGTCTTCTTTTTGTATATTTGTCTGTGCCTGCTCCTACGGTTATATACGTTTATCCAACCCCAGACAATGTGAAGGAGATTGAGTATAAGGACAAATCCGGTTCTTGTTTCCAATTTGATGCTCAACAAGTATCTTGCACGCAAGAAGCAAAAACGATTCCTATTCAAAACTAAATGTTGTTTGTATATATATGATTGAAAACGCGCTCAAATCACTTAAAACTGACACAGGAAAGTGTATAGTATCTATCATACTGGGTATAGGACTAGCCAGCATCTTTAGAAAATCTTGTGAATCTAGAAATTGTATGATTTTTAACGCACCATCCATAACCGATATAAAACAAAATACGTACAAACACGATGGTAAATGTTACAAATTTGCTGAACGTTCTGTAAAATGTAATCCAACCAAAAATAAACAGGTCACGTTTGCGTAAAAGTATTTAATATATTTTAAACGGAAATATATTAAAATGGAGGGAACAACGAGTCTAGACGACCTTCCCATATCTCCTCAATCAGAGGCGAACATTCAACTGGAGACTAGAGAGACAAACACGAAAATAGACAGCACTATTAATAATATGCGCGAGCAACGCGATGCGGAGATTTCTTCGGCACTTGGTCCTGGTCCTGGTGCTGGTCCTGGTCCTGGTGCTGGTGTTGGTGCTGGACACAGTGGGCTGGGAGAAAACGTCAACAAATTCGTGTCGGGCGTTCAAGAAGCAGTTGCGTCGGGTGCTCTGGGTCTCCAATCCCGAGACGTTCCGCAGAGTCAAACGCACATTACACAAGACGCACAGATGCAGCCTAATTTTGTTCCTGCGCAAGAACAAGATGATTATATCGGTGCTAGCCAAACAAATCGCGACGTTGTCCGCGAGCATGACGAAAAACGAAAGGTGGAAGAGAGTTATGATACTTTATTTGATAATCTACAAACACCCGTTCTTTTAGCCATACTATACTTCATTTTCCAACTACCTGTTGTAAAACAAACCGTTTTCAGATTAGTTCCAGCCCTGTTCAAGAAGGATGGTACGCCAAACCTGTATGGATACATTACACATTCCATCTCTTTTGCTACTGTGTATACTGCGGTAATGATGACACTGAAATATTTCAGCATTTAGTTTGCTTGCACACCTTTTCAATCTTGACATTAGAAACCCTTGCGAAGATATTGACCACCGCGTCATTGTTATAATCTTTAATATACTTCACATTCTTTATTCCCGATGCGCACATTATTTTCATACAATTCGCACACGGGTAGTGTGTAATATAAGCCGTCGTTCCGTTACAACTGACACCACGTTTCGCACAGTCAGCAATCGCGTTTTGTTCCGCGTGAACGGTTCCAATCTCGTGTTCATCCTTCATAATTTGTTCATGGGCTGCCCCGGGCAAGTATCCATTATATCCTTGTGCGATAATTCGGTTGTCGTTGACAAGAATGCATCCAACCTTTAGTCGCTTACAAGGTGACCTCTTCGAGGTAAGCTCTGTTAGATCGCGGAAATACTCTTCCCATGAAGGTCGTGGTTCGTCCATTTCATATTGTGAGGACATTAGGTTTAAATATTTACTGGTAATATTTAATATTTAAACCAAAATAGATACATTTACAGGAAATTCCACATTGATTTCTTGCGGGTATTTTTCTTCTGTTTTTTCTTCTTCGAATTGCGATTACGATTCTTCTTTCTTGTGCACGCATTTTTGGTGTCTTTAGAATAGTTGTTCCTCGGTATATACCTTAAAAATAACTTTTCATATTCGGCACTGTTACGATTGTCTCGCAATTTCATATACTTTTCGTTTTTCTCTCCACGTCGCTCTCCCATAGTCATCTCATTCCCATAGCAATCGGTGGTGAATCGTTTCAAAAGACCCTTCTGTGCGAGTTTGTTTTCTTTTTGGACATTCAACAAATATTGGGACATGCACAACAATCGATTTACGTCGAAATATTTTTTGTCGTAATAGATGAATGCCAAATAAAACTTCAACATGGTGTCGATTGTGGCGATTTTAACAGGTCGGTTATGACGCTGTATAATATTATAACTGTAGCAATGACGATTATTGAAAATAAAACAAACCGAATTACCACCAACAGTGATCTCATAGTGGTCTGGAACAAATTCTTCGACGCCCGAATGTTTTTTGATGCGCACTTGTTTTATACCGTCTTTCATAAGTCTATTTTTAACTGCGAATGCCGTCGTGTAAGGGTCTAGCGAAAGCGTATCGAAATCGGGCAACTCCACTTCAAGTTTTTTGCGGTCATTAGATGGCATATAGCGTCCATAAAGTGAACATGCCCAACCGCCGAAAAATACAACTTCTTCTTCAATAAGCGCATCGCGCACATTGTAATAAACGTCCCGTTTTGCGGTTTCATTGTCTTTCTTGTCGCCTTGAAAGTCGCGTTGAAATTCGACGGCACCACATCCCGACGCACTGATGGGATGGTATTTATTCAGTTTCGTTAGTCGCTCTGCCACCTTACTCCATCGGTCCACTTGGCCGTCGGGATTTGACAATTCGTTGTAAGACATCATTCGTAATAAGTTTGGTGGGGCATATAGAATACCCTTTTTAAGTATTGCACTCTCAATGACTTTATCGAAGAATTTCTGATCCATATGGGTTATATCCGCAATCTGAAAGTTGTCAACAAATAATTTGAAGGTGCCTTCGTGGAACCCTGCCTTGGCTTCCACACTTTCATACCCTGCCATGTAAAAAATATCGGCCAATCTTTTGACATCCCGCAACGCATTCGAAGAAAAGAAATCATAGTCCGGTATTTCCGATTCAAAATCGTAAAATCTTTCATTCGCGGGCAATATGTTATTTATGGCAATACCACCATAACACACTTGTTTCTTGTCGCGCAGAAACTCTTCTAGTATCTCTACGATATGTTTCACGTTTGAATTTCTAATTGTTTTTTTCCCCCTTTTCTTTTGTGCCACTTTGATAGATGATTTTAGAATATGTAATTCTTTTTCTTCCAACGTCTGGTGACACTCGTTTGTTGCCATTTAAATAATGGATAGATTTTATATATTGAATGAATAAAAGTCTGATTCAATCTCTCTCTTTTCGTATGAATGCTCGGGGCGAGCCGGCGGAGGAAGCTTTATTTTTACCGGAATATGACGCAGCGCCTCAGGTTTCAAGACAAATGCCGACCCCTCTTCATTGAAAAAATTGGTATAGTAGCGCATTTTGTCATCGTTATTTGGAAAACACATGGCAACAAACTGACAGCCATATTTATGTGCGAGTGCTGCTGACGAATTCTCTGGGTGATCGCCAATATCGGGTATACACATCGACATATTTTTCTTGTTGTATTCGACAAGTTCTTTCATATCAGGCGTGAACTTCACATCACGGTAACGGAGCGTCCGCATAAATGCCGAATTGCTGGTAATATTGACATACTCGTCCAATTTAGTTTTCGTAGGATTTGCGTGGGACTTATCCACAATAATCAAAACCTTTCCCTTGAGTTCCTTAAGCTCCACAATTCCGATATTTTCTCCATGGTTTTCAAAACTGTAATCTTTCCCCAATACTCGATTACCTAATATTGCCTGAATATCCTGCGCCATTTTCTCCATAATGGGCGTATTGTTTGTCATAATCCTAAAATGTAAAATCAGTGGGTCACCTGAAACTGGACAAGAGGAAGGCGCAAATGCGTGCTTCGCGATATTATTCATCGCGGTTGCAAAAGGGACATCGTTGTAACTACCTTTCACACTGTAATCATCGTTCGCTGATACGGCAATCACCGGACGATTGTCGACAGAGAATATCTGAAAGTCAAGACATCTTGCTCCTTGACGTATACAAGTATTCAATGCCTTGGTTGAAACGTAGTCGTTCTTGACACCATTACCAGATTGACAGCAATTGTATGCGGTTTTGATATAGTAATCGCGCAAATTGTAACTGAACCTATTGTTAGACTTTTTTGTGTTAATAGTCGACAACTTTGGAAAATCAGAATAAATGCGTTCTAGTCTCAGATTATTTTGTTTCGATTTATTCATTTTCTTAATGCCGTAAATAACAAATAGCGCCAATATCACGATACCAATGACCAATGCCATTATTTCTGGTTTTGCTTTCATCACACCAGTAACAAGACGTTTCCCTAGTGTGGCGCCACTATTTTTAATATTTGAAGCCATAATCTTCATCTTTTTGGGATCCAAATTTTTTGCGACATTCATCTTATTATATAACCGGTATATTTTCTCCACACAAACAAAGTTAAATAATAATATGCGTAGTATATAAATATGGGAGGCGGTCTTTTAAATATTGTGGCATATGGGAATCAAAATGTTATTCTTACCGGAAATCCCACCAAAACTTTATTTAAATGTGCTTATGCGAAGTATACGAATTTTGGACTACAGAAATTTCGCATTGATTATGATGGGCAACGAACATTACATATTGACTCGGGATCACACTTCTCATTCAAGGTGCCTCGATACGCCGATTTGTTGATGGACACGTATTTAGTCGTGACACTTCCAACCATTTGGAGTCCGATTGTTCCACCAACCGAACCAAATGATGATAAGTATAAAAGTAGATGGCGACCCTACGAGTTCAAGTGGATAAAGCATATTGGAACACAGATGATTGAGCGCGTGCGTTTCACGATTGGTGGGCAGACCATACAAGAATACACCGGACAATACTTGCACAATCTGGTAGAGCGGGACTTTGACGCCTCGAAAAAGGAACTTTACTACAAAATGACCGGGCACACACCCGAGCTAAATGACCCGGCAAATGCGTATGGAAATATCAACACATACCCTAATGCTTATTATACAACAAAAGAGACATCCGAGCAGGGTCCCGAACCTTCCATAAGGACGCGCAAACTCTACATTCCGCTAAACATATGGTTCACGCTGGCAGCAAAAATGGCGTTTCCGTTGGCTAGTTTACAATATAACGAGTTACAAATCGAGGTTGATTTGAGACCGGTTCGTGAACTTTTTGTCATTCGTAATATACCGGATGGAGAAGATAACAAATTCTCTTACTACAAGAAGGCTATTTCCACCGAACCACTTGAGCAATTCTACCGCTTCATTCATCCGCCTCCTAGTCAGAAATTGCAGGATAATGTTTACTATACAGACACGCGAACAAACTGGAATGCCGACGTCCATCTGATTAGCACTTACGCATTCCTCACCGAAGATGAAGTGCGTGTTTTTGCGGCAAATTCACAGACATACCTGATAAAGCAGGCATACAGTCAAAC